AGCGAAAAGATCAGCGACGCGGTGAACGGATGGGAGCAACTGCGTAAAGGCAGAGAAGTCAGCGGGGAAGTGGCAAAGAAGATTTATAGCATGATGAGTAGCAAAGACCGGGTGAAACGAGGGTTTAAGAAGCTTTCGGGGGTCGATGACAATGAGTTAGTCACATTAGATTATCTGATCGAGCACCAAGGTCTACTGGCAACCCCTGAGATGATCTGGAGCGAGGCAATGGACCGGATACCCGACTCTGAGCGAGCCTATATCACGGCATTGCTCAGACGTGGGGAAAAGTTTAATGGACTGCCACGTATCACGGCGTCCACGATTCACGGTGCCAAGGGCGGCGAAGCGGACAATGTTGTGTTGTTCACGGACTTAAGTCCTGCGGCAGATGATGCAATGCGGTACAACCCAGATGATATGCACAGAGTGTTTTACGTGGCGGTTACGCGAACGCGGCAAAACCTGTTTATAATGGAGGGCGAAGATGTTACGAGAAGTTATGACCTTTGATACTAGCCTTTTTGCTTGTTGTGATCGTCGATCAGGAGCCTGTGTCCGATGAATTTATGCTTTTCCGGGACGCCTATCGGTGCCAGTTTTTTGCCAATATCATCGAGCAAGGGAGGTGGTCTCCGCGAGATCGTCCTCATTGGCGTCAAGAAAATGTTACGGCGTATTGCATACCAAAAAGGGTACCTGCTACCCGAAAATTCTACGACTAGGAGCTTATATATGTGGCAAATCAGCGCGGTGCTCGGCATTGCACTCATGACAACCGGTGGTGCTTTCAAAGTTTATTACGACAAAGCGCAAGCCGAGAAAAAAACAATGGCTTTGGAAATCAAGCAAGCTGCTGCAAACCAAGTGGTTTTGGAAAACAGCATAAAAGGCTTAAACGATCAGGTTTTGCAAGCTGAAGAGGATAAAAAACGTGCTTTTGAGCAAATAAACATCCTGCAAGAAGCAAATGAAGAGGCGCGTGCAGAGGTGAGCAATTTGAAAAACAAGTTTGCCAAGCATGACATGAACGTTTTGAGTTTACGGAAACCGAAACTGATTGAAAACATCATAAACAAAGGAACAAAAGGAGTGCTGAATGATTTCGAAAATCTTACCAGTTTGTCTAGTAGCTCTGAGTAGCGGCTGTAGCTTGATTGGCGGCAAGCCCTATGTGCCAGAGACAAAGGCGGTCGAGGTGGTGACGGTGACAAAACAAGCCGTGGTTTATCATCCGCCGATGCCTAATCCTATTATGACTAAGCCTGTTGAATGGAAAGTGTTAACGCCTGATTTAATGGATGAATACCTGGAGGACTTAGAGAAAGGCGAAGCGCCCACTAACGTCTGGTATGGTGTGAGCCCGACTGGCTATGAGAATCTGTCAGTGAACATGAGCGAGATCAAACGCTATTTGCGTCAAATGTTTTCTATAATTACCTATTATAAGGAGTTGAACGATGGTGAAGAGCAAGAAAAGACTGATTAGCCATCAGGATTTATCAATTATCTGTGCGGAAAGTTATGCGTCCGTTGATTTCGAAGAGGCCAACATTGAAGTGGTCGTGCGAGAAAACTGTGTGTTTGCTTTTCGAGGCACTGACGAACCCAAAGACGTTGTGCGGGATCTCCGGATTTTACCGTGGTGGATCAATGAGTTAGGTTGGGTGCCCGCAGGATTCGCGAAAGCGTCCCGAAGATTGGCGACAAAGGTATTGTCCGAGTGCATGGCGCGAGACATCGACAGTGGCGACATTGTATTGACCGGGCACAGTCTTGGCGGCGCAGTAGCGATGTTAGTGGGGGCTTTTCTTGTCCGAGACGAAGTCAAGGTTAAAGAGATTGTCGCTTATGGCGCTCCGAGGTGCGGGCGATTGAAAATACTGGATCAAACACCGGTCACGCTTTATCGGAATGGTAAAGATCTGGTCCCAATGGTCCCGCCTTTGATGCGGCGACACAAGGTCATGGAACAGCTTGGTGATCGCAAACATTACATTCGAGACCACTTCATGAAAAATTACGTTGAAATGCAAAAAGTGCCAAGGAGCTTAGTCTGATGGACGATAAAACAGTAGAACCAAACAGTGAACTCGCAAAGATGGATACCAACGGAGACAACGTCATTTCTCAGAAAGAATTTGATGAGTCCGAAAGGCAAATCCGATTGGATCTTTTGCGTAATCAAGACCAAAAAGAAGACGCGCAACTGCGTATGATATGGTTTGCCCTCCTCTCCTTATTGGTGTTTCCGTTGCTTTTGATGGTTAGTTCAATTTTTGAATTGGAAGCCGCAGGGAAGAACCTCACAGAGATGAGCAGTATTTTCTTCTTAACGATCGGGGGCTTGGTCAGTGTGTTCTTTGGCAGTCAGGCCATAAAAAAGAACGGTAACGGACGATGAAATGTTACTTTTGTGATATGGAGCTGATATGGGGCGGCGATCATGATCTCGAGGACGATGAGGATCATGACATGATGACCAACCTATCGTGCCGATTGTGTGAGGCGTTGGTGATTGTTTACAAGCCACGTGAGAAGCATTGGTCCGAAAGCCTCCCGGAGACGGACATCACGATAGAAGACAAGGAGACACATTGATGGAGATCGCATTAGCAATCGGCTTTCTAGTTGGATACCTGTTAGGGAAATACGCATGAAAGAAAAAAGCAGGGAAAACGTTTACGAGCAATTAAAAATTGATGAGGGCGTCGAGTACAAAGTTTATCTTGACCACCTTGGCTACAAAACGTGCGGCGTCGGGCACCTATGTGTCGAAGGCGACCCGGAGAGGGACCTCGAGGTGGGTGCCCCGGTATCCGAACCTCGGGTCAAGGAATTGTTTGAATCGGATCTAGATACTGCTATCAGTGAATGCGTGGTCCTATTCGGCGAGGATGCCTGGGAAGCCTTTCCAGAAGAAGTCCAAGAAGTCTGTGTGAACATGATGTTCAACATGGGCCGCCCGAGATACAGCGGGTTTAAAAAACACTTGGCCGCTTTGTGGGCAGGGGACTGGGCAGAGGCCGGACGACAAGCTCGAGATTCAAGATGGCATGGTCAGGTCGGGGACCGGGCAGAGCGCCTTTGTTTAAGATTGGAGGAAATAGATGGAGAATAAAACGTTCACACACAAAGTGAGAGATGAATTGTTAGACAGAGCGAAGGACTTGGTCAACGGTCCACGGAACGAAATTTACGGCGATCCAGAAGAAAACCACCAACGGATCGCAGATATGTGGAGCGTGATACTTAAACGAGAAGTCTCGCTGCATGAAGTCTATTTAATGATGGTCGCGCTTAAGATGAGCCGGTTGATCGAATCCCCTGATCACAAAGACAGTTGGATTGATCTGATTGGTTACGCGGCACTAGGAGGAGAAAATGAGTTTGCAAATGGCGATGTTTACACCGAAGAGCGAGTGGTTGCCGCCCTTAGAGCTACCCGAACTTACGGGGGCGAAAAAAATCGCAATCGACGTGGAGACGAAAGATCCTAACCTAAAAGTTAACGGACCCGGATGGCCGACTGGCGACGGTGAAGTCGTCGGCTACGCCATCGCCGTGGACGACTGGTCCGGGTATATTCCAGTCCGGCACCTTGGCGGCGGCAATCTAGACGAAAAGATTGTTAATCGATGGCTCAAGAAAGTGTTCGAGTGCCCTGCCGATAAGATTATGCACAACGCCCAGTACGACCTCGGATGGATCAAGCAGATGGGGTTTCAGGTCAATGGCAAGATCATTGATACCATGTTGGTTGCATCGTTGTTGGATGAGAACCGATTCTCTTATTCTTTAAACGCATTAGCATATGACGTTTTGAACAAAACGAAGTCTGAGAAGCAGTTAGTGGAGGCTGCGCGAGAATTTGGTGTCGACCCAAAGGCTGAGATGTGGAAGATGCCCGCCGCTTTCGTCGGCCCATACGCCGAAGTTGATGCCGAACTCACGCTTGAACTCTGGAACGTTTTCAGTGTTCAGCTTGCAAAAGAAGACTTGAGCGCAATCGCGGAGTTGGAATTGAAATTGCTCCCATGTCTCGTTGAGATGACGGCGCGGGGAGTCAGGATCGATCAGGAGCGGGTTGAGCGAACGCGGGATGCACTTCTCAAAAGGGAAGTGGAGGTGCTGAAAAACATCAAGGCAATCACGGGCACTCAGGTAGAAATCTGGGCGGCTCAAAGTCTCGCCAAGGCTTTCGACAAGGTCGGCATCGACTACCCACGCACCGAAAAGGGCGCACCGAGCTTCACCAAGCTCTTCCTCCAAGACCATGAAGCTCCTCTCCCAAAGTTGATTGTCGAGGCTAGGAACCTCAATAAGTGTTCCGGCACCTTCATCAACACAATCATGAAGCACACTGATAGAGATGGTCGCATTCATAGCCATATCAACCAGATACGATCCGATGACGGTGGTACGGTGAGCGGTCGTATATCCATGAACAATCCAAACCTCCAACAAATTCCTGCGCGGGACCCGGAACTTGGGCCTATGATTCGTAGTTTATTCCTTCCGGAGGAGGGTGAACAGTGGGCGGCGATTGATTTCTCGCAACAAGAACCACGGATCTTGGTCCATTACGCTCATACATATGGCAAAACTCGAGGGATAGAGTTAGAAAAAGCCGCTGATTTTGTCGAAGCGTATCAAAACAACCCGGACATGGACTTCCACACGATGGTAGCAGAGATGGCCGGCATACCCAGGAAGACGGCAAAGGTGGTCAATCTGGCGTTGATGTATGGCATGGGGGTCAATAAATTAAGTGAGCAGCTCGATATCCCAGTAGATGACGCGAAAGCGATGGTTAAGCAGTACCATGAGCGCGTGCCGTTCGTAAAAGGGTTGATGCAGGGGGTAACCAACCGTTTGAACGATCGCTCCTCTGGGGGCTCTGTGCGGTCCATACTGGGACGTAAGTGCCGGTTTGATATGTGGGAGCCCGATACATTCGGCATGAACAAAGCGCTGCCCTATCAAGAAGCGGTAAACGAGTACGGCGCGACCACGCGATTGAAGCGTGCTTACACCTATAAAGCTTTGAATCGATTGATTCAAGCGTCCGCCGCAGACATGACCAAGAAAGCGATGGTAGATATCTACGAGTCAGGGAGACTACCTTTGATACAGATTCACGATGAAGTGGCAATGTCGGTAAAAGATAAGGAAGAAGCAGAAATAATTTCTCAAATCATGACCGATGCAGTACCATTGGAAGTTCCAAACAAATGCGACATTGAAATCGGTCCCAGTTGGGGCGAGGCTCAATAGGAGAAGTTATGTCAAGACTTAAAAATTTTCATAGCAAACACTATAGAACAGAAAAGTTAGACTCCGGGAAAGGAACAAAAGGCTCCATTAGACGAGGTTTTGAAGGTTTTAGAGATCTTTTAACTGCGGGCGCAATATTTCCAGAAGCGGCGTTAGCAAATGCCATTAAGAAAGGATTGACCGGAGAAGGGTTAGAAGGGTTCGAAGATTCTCCTAAAGGAATGCGAAAAGGCGGCGCGGTGCGATGCGTAGACAAATCCGATAAACCTCAAAAAATTAAAAAGACAAAGAAAGTCGCCAAGCGTGGACAACGTGGCGTAGGCGCGGCGAAAAGAGGTTTTGGCCGGGCGGTAGTTTAAGATATACTTATTTAGCCGGTTGGTTTCCCCTAGATTACCGGCATCGATGACTTTCCCCCTCTTTTGAGGGGGTTTTCTTGCAAGTTCCCATATTGTCGCGTATACTCTTGTTTTTAAGTTGAAAGAAACCGTTTGTTGCCCTTAAATTAAGTTTTAACGCGGATTGCGACGGCAAACGGTTTTTTCTAAAATCAGGGAGGTGCGGATATGGATACAACTAAGTGGAAATCAGTCAACGTGCCACGCGATGAATACGAGATATTGAAGACAACTGCGAAAAATGAGGGCCGAACATTGTCCGGTCAGCTCAGATTGATCTTCAAAGAGTGGCAAACCCACAGAAAAGAACAACTCAAGACGCAATTGCAATCGCAAGAAATAGTAGGTTAGAATGAATCACCTTATATGTGTTTGTGTGTGTACCCCCCTTTCGTCAACGGTGGCCTTTGGGGGGTAACTTATGAGAACTTCGCTACCTTTTGTGAGCACGATCCCTTTTACCAATGAGCAACGCGAGCGATTGTGGCGTGTTCGATTAGCGCGTTTTAGGAAAAAATTCAAACCCTACCTGATCAATGGAGGCTGTCCATGAAATACGCCCTGCTTTTTTTGTTTTTGTTCCCTGCGTGCACGTTAGCGGTAGAAAAACCTTGTTTCCCGGTCGATCGGGTCCTGAAAGTTGTTGATGGCGACACGGCGGACGTTTCATTACAGCTCGAGCCCTTCTCGATTTACTACAATATCCGCGTTCGAATGTCGGGTATCAATGCGTGGGAGAGCAGAACACGCAACCTGGAGGAAAAAGAGTTGGGATTGGCTGCCAAAGCGCGGCTCACGGAGCTGATGTCCGGGCCGGTCATGGTATGCACCAATGAGCAGGGCAAATTTGGGCGTTGGTTAGGCGTTTTCCTCGATGCGAACGGCAATTCGATCAATCAGCAAATGGTTGACGAAGGCCACGCGCACTATTATGACGGCGGCAAGCGCAAACAGTTCTAGTGGTCCACCTCTACATTTTTGGAATCTCGCACATATTTCTATGGGCGTCCTACACTCATATGGACGCTTGTCTCGAGGCGCGGGACCGCGTCTTACAACACCTAACTAATGATGAATTTGTTGCTGAATGTTTAGCGTTTGAAAAAAAGCGTTGACATTGTCTTACTTTATCGCATAAGCTTCGGTTTTACACACACAACTGGAGTAAAGAATTATGACTGAGCAAACAAGAGACCAAGCGCGAGCAGATTTTGACGAAGAATTTTTAGAGTTGATTTTGAATTTAGGCGACAAATATTCACACCGAGATCTTTCTGTCCCGGATTTTTTGTGGATGGCAATGGTCCGCGTGGCTTACATGACTCACGAGTCCGCGCCCAACGAGAAAGAGGCTGACAAATTATTTGCGACGGCGCTCGAAACTGGGCGTGATTGGTATCTGGAACAAAAGAAATCTGCCAATCGGGGGTGATCAATGAGAATAGAACAAGCGGCAGAAATTTTTTTGAAGAAAACGTACAACTGGTTTAAAGAGGGAGAAGATAGACTTCCAAATTCTTTATATTCAGTCCCGCCTATTGTGAAC